GCAACTCGTTTGCTTACCTGTCAAAGAACAACCGTGGTCAAGGCATGATTGTTCAGATGAACGGATACACCCCAACACGCATTTCTACTCACGCAGTTGAAAACAGCCTGTTAAACCAAAACATCACGGATGCCGTTGCCTACACATATCAGCTTGAAGGCCATGAAATCTATGTGATTTCGTTCCCAAGCATTGACCTTACATGGGCTTACGACACATCAACAACGATGTGGCATAAGTGGCTGTGGGTCGATTCAAACAACGTTTATCACCGTCACCGTTCCAACTGTTCTGCTTCTTTTAACGGCAATGTTTACGTTGGCGATTGGGAAAACGGCAAGATTTACTTGTTGGACACAGAAAATTACACAGACGATGGTGGTGAAATCCGCAGATTGCGCCGTTGCCCACACTTGGTTTCTGACTTGCAACGTCAATACTTTGATGAATTGCAGATTCAGTTTCAGCCAGGCGTAGGTTTGTCGGGCGTTTCTAACTCGGCTAACAGTTCTGCCATTGCTGGTATTGCCATCGCTGGCATCGCTATTTGCGGTTCAACTGGCACTGCATCGGCAAACGTAGACCCACAAGCCATGCTTCGCTGGTCAAATGACGGTGGTTCTACTTGGTCGCGTGAATATTGGGTTGGCATTGGTAAACAAGGCCGTTACAAGAATCGTGCCATCTGGCGCAGATTGGGCATGGCGCGTGACCGAATCTTTGAAGTGGCGATTACAGACCCTGTAAAGGCTGTGATTGTGTCTGCAAACCTTAAAGCAAGTGGAGCGGATAACTAATGGCAAGCGGTCTACCAAGTTCACCACAACTGAACCCATATCCACAGTCTGAGTTCCTTGATGGAGCCACAAAAAGACCAACACGGGCGTGGCAACAGTTCTTTCTGAACATCATTAACTTTTCATCGTCTGATTCTGCAACAACGGAAGCGGCTGGACCAACGTTGCCAGCTAACCCTGTTGGGTTCATAAACATCACAGTAAATGGTCAACCTTTTAAGGTTCCATATTACAATCAATAGCATGGAAAATTCTATTGATTTGCTTGCTGTTGAGGGCGATGTTGTTGAAACGCAGCAAGGTCAAAACTCACTTCAAAAAGTCAAATTTCGTCAAAATGTGATGACATTTCAAGACGGTTTGATGGAAATGATTGCTAACGGTGAAGTTGAATCAACATTGGATGATTGCACTTTGACGCATCATTTTTCGCCTGTTGATGAAAAGTATGGTTGCGGGACTTATGCCCGTGAAATGCTAATTCCAAAAGGCACAGTGATTATTGGCAAGATTCACAAGCACCAACATTTAAACTTCATTATGAAGGGCAAGGTATCGGTAGCAACTGAGTTTGGCAAAAAGTATTTTGAAGCGCCTTGCATTTTTGTGTCTGAAGTAGGTTTGAAACGTGCTGTTTATGCTGAAGAAGACACAATTTGGGCAACAGTCCACATGACAGAACATCTTGGTGAGGAAAACCTTAACAAGATTGAGCAAGAAGTTATCGCCCCTAGTTATGACGAATTGGGCTTAATTGCATCCGTTGAGATGCTAAAACTGGAAAATGAAGGAGTTAAGCTATGACATGGGGAATGACCGCTGTTGCGGGTGCAACGCTTGTAAGTGGCTACATGGGTTCAAATGCTGCTGAAAATGCAGCAGAAATGCAAGCTCAATCCGCAAGAGAATCTGCTGCATTGCAAAAGACCATGTTTGATAAGCAAAACCAACAGCAGACAGGCTATCGCGCTGCTGGTCAAGGGTCTTTAGCGCAGATTGGTGCGTTAGGTTCTGGTCAATATCAAACTTATGATGAAGCTGGAAACCCTGTTGGCGATTTAAAAACTGGTTCTGGTTATTTAACCAAACAGTTTACGCCTGAAGACTTCGCTGCTGGCATAGACCCAGGTTATGCGTTCCGTTTAAAAATGGGCCAAGAACAAGCAATGCGTCAAGCAAACCTTGGTGGCGGTGCTTTGAGTGGTAATGCTTTGGCTGGTCTGCAAGATTACACACAAGGGCAAGCAAGTCAAGAATATGGAAATGCGTTTAATCGTTTCCAAACTCAACGTGGCAACATCTACAACACCTTGGCTTCAATTGCTGGTTTGGGTCAGACTTCACTTGGTCAGACAGGCACAGCAGGCTCACAAGCTGGCGCAAACATTGGTCAAGCAATTTCAAATGCTGGCTCTGCTGCTGCGGCTGGTCAAATTGGCTCTGCCAATGCTATGGGTGGCTCAATTCAAAACTTGGGAAATCAATATATGCTTTCGCAAATGTTGAAACCACAAGGTCAAACATTTAATGACAACACTGGCTGGTCTGGTGGTGGAAACAATACTGTTACCGTTCCAGGTCAAGGAACAACAACAATTCCAGACTATTTTGCTGCTTAAGGACTAATCATGGCAGATTTCACACCAGTTGCATTAGGTATTAAGCCACCACAAGGCATGAGTTTGAGCGATATGCTCAACATGGCTAATTCTGCTCAACAGTATCGTCAAGCGCAACAAATCAATCCTTTGCAAGTTCAAAAAGCACAGGAAGAAGTTAAGCAAGCGCAATTTGGCACAAGTGACGCTCAGTTGAAAAATATGCTTTCGCATACAACCAACGCAATTCAAGGCATCCAAACCTTGCTAGGTGACAAAGATTTGTCTGCTGACAAGGTAAGAAGCCATGTGACAGAGTTAATTACTAATGCTGGCGGTCCTGAAACAGCCGTGAAACAAGCGTTGGCTGGTTTGCCAGAAAAAGGCACACAGTCTGAGCTTCGTGCTTACTTGGCTAAAAAGTTGGCAACTGCTGCTGGTACGCAAGTTCAATTGGAAAAGATGTACCCATCTGCCACTATGCTTAACACTGGCAACCAGCAAGTGCCTGTGCAAATGGGCAATCAAATGCTTACTGGCATCACGCCAGGCACTCCACAAGGTCTTGGCATTGAAACTCAATTGCCGCCAACAACGGAAGCAGTTGCTGTTGAAGGTGATAACACTGGCTTACCGCCAGGCACTAAATACATTGTTGGCCCACAAAGTCAACAAGTTACAAACAAGCCACGTTTGCCAACTGCTTTGTCTCCAACCGCTGCTGCGGCAAATACTGTTGTTAGTGAAGATTGGTCTAAGACCCAAAAAGCCGCGACAGAAGCACAACCACGTATTGCCATTTTCCAGAACATCAAGAAATTTGCACCTGATGCCTTCACTGGCACTGGTGGCGCTCGTAAAGAATTGGCGGCTGGTATTCTTAACGCTGTTGGCATTTCTGCTTATGAAGCCGAAAAGGTTTCCACAGAAGAATTGGCTAAGAACTCAGCATTGTTGGCAATGGCTGGCGGCAACACTGACGCAGCAAGGGCTTTGGCTGAAATTGCCAACCCAAGCAAAAAACTGAACGAACGTGCCATCAAGGAAATTTCAAACCAAATGATTGGCATTGAAAAGATGAACCAAGCCAAGGCTGCGTTTTTGTCTCCTGTTGCTCAAGATTCTGCCAAGTATCAAGAAAAGCTAAACGTATTCAATCAAGTGGCTGACCCACGCTTGTTCCAAGAGGCAACGCCAGAAGATGTGGCTAGAATGAAAGCCAGAATGTCAAAGGCCGAAATTGCTGACTTTGGCAACCGTGTGAAATTGCTCAAACAGATGGGATTAACACAATAATGGCAACAGTCGCTGACCTTTGGGGTGAACCAGAAGTAAAGCCTAAAGGTGGCACTTCTGACATTATTTCGCCCAAGCAAAAATCTTTCAGCACCTACAAAAACGGTATTGAAATCAACGAGCAAGTTGCTCCACAACAATCACAAGGCTCAACCATTGCTGACTTGTGGGAATCCACGCCTGCGGCAACTCCTGCTCAACTAAAACAACAGTCTGGCAGCATTGTTGGCGATGCCATTAAAACTGGTTTTGAAATGCGCCAGAAGTTGCAAGGCGCTGGTGAAGTTGGCTTGACCGCTTTGACGGGCGCTGTGGCTGCTCCCTTGGCTGCGGCTACGGGTGTTATTGCTGCGGCTCGTTCTGGTAAGTTTGGCACTAAAGAGGGCGTTCGCGCTGGTGAAGAACAAGCTGCAAACTTGATGGGTCAAATGACTTATCAGCCACGCACAGAAAAAGGCCAAGAGTATATTCAAGGGTTGCAAAAAGCCTTTGAAGCAAGCAAATTGCCGCCTGTTGGCGTTCCTGAAGCTGCTGGTTTGGCTTCTGTTGCTGGCGCTGCTACTGAACAAGCACTTGGCGCACCTGGTCAACTAAAAGCAGGCTTTCAAAAGCTAAAGGCTGAATTGCCAACTGTGCGTGTTGAAAAAGCTGCTGCTGGTGGTTTGCAATCTGGTGGCGCTGCCGCCAGAACAAACCAAGCTGCCGTTGTGTCTGCATTGGAAAGCGCCAGCCCTGAACTTCAGCAGTCATTGAAAGATGTGCCTGTCAATCAGGTTAATTTGCCTGTTCTTGAACGTCACGTAGAAGCAGATTCTTTGCCAATCCCTGTGCGTTTGACTGAGGGTCAAGCAACCCAAGACATTCACAAAATTTCAAATGAAATGAATGGCAGGGCTAAGAATCCTGAATTGGCTAATCGTTTGAATGAGCAGAATGGTCAGTTGATTGAGAACTTGAACGCCATTCGTGACAACGCAGCGCCTAATGTTTTTGGCACTACTCACGTTGAAAATGGTCAAGCCTTAATCAATTCTTACAAAGAATTTGACAACCAGCTTAAAACAGGCATCAATCAGAAATACACAGCACTTAAAGATGCTGCTGGTGGTGATTTCCCTGTTGATGGCGCAGCAGTTGCTGACAATACTTTCAAGAATCTCAAAAAAGAATTGAAGACCGATTATTTGCCAAGTCCTATTGCCAAGCAATTGGAAGCCTTCAAAGGCGGTGAGCAAATGACGTTTGAGCAATTTGAAGCACTGCGTACCAACTTGGCTGCTGAAGTCCGTAAGGCTGAACGCGCTGGCGATGGCAACACTATTGCAGCTTGTAACGTGGCGCGTCAGGCTTTGGAAGATTTGCCTTTGACGGGCGCTGCTTCTGAACTTAAGCCATTGGCTGATGCTGCTCGCGCAGCCGCCAAAGAACGCTTTGATTTGCTTGGCAAGGACAAGGCTTACAAAGCAGCCATCAACGGCACTGTGGCTGCTGATGACTTCATCAACAAATATGTTGTGAACGGCAAAAAGGCTGATGTTGACCAGATGATTCAGATTCTTGGTCAAGATTCCACTGCGCGTGAAACAATGGCTGCTGGCATGGTCAACTGGCTTAAAAACAAGGCTGGTGTTATCAATGAGAACGGTAACTTTAGCCAAGCTGGTTACAACAAAGCCTTGGCACAAGTTGACCCTAAGTTGCTGGCTATTGTTGGCCCTGATGTTGAAAAGCAATTGAAGACATTAGGCAACGTTGCTCGATATACGCAAGTTCGACCAAAGGGCAGCTATGTAAATGAATCAAACACATTTACAGCCATGATGGGTGAAAAAGCCAAAACTGGCGCTGAACAAGCATTGAACTTGGGAAGCGTTAAAGCTGGTATTCCATTGCCTTTGGGCAGCATGGGTCGTCAGTTTTTGGCTAATCGTGCAGAAGCTCAACAACTCAAACAATCATTGCAGCCTGGCGCTGGCGTTCAATTAAAAGATATTGGTAAAGGAAAATAATGTCAGTCAATCTTTCACCCATTGGTAACGGCTTTCAGTTCTTTACCACCACAGGCATCCCACTTTCAGGCGGTTTGCTTTACGCATACGTTGCTGGTTCGTCTACGCCTTTGTCAACATACACAAGCAACACAGGTTTAATTGCCAACACCAACCCAATTGTTTTGGGAACTGATGGTCGCCCACCTTCTGAGATTTGGTTGACTGATGGCAGTTCATACAAGTTTGTTTTAGCTGATTCTGCAAACGTGGTCATTCAAACCTATGACAACATTGCTGGCATCTTGACAAGTGCGCCAGCTACTTCACAAGTTCCGTCAGGTTGCATTTTGATGTGGTCTGGTGCTATTGCATCCATTCCATCTGGTTATGTGATTTGTAACGGCTCAAACGGCACACCTGACTTGCGTGACAAGTTTGTGGTTGGTGCTGGCAACTCTTATGTGGTTGGCGCTACATCAAACACCACAGGCACAGGCTCTAACTTGCCAGCCTACTACGCATTGGCATATATCCAAAAGAGCTAATCATGGCAACAGTTGACGCAACAGCAGCCCGTCTGTCTACGCATGAAGAAATTTGTGCGCTTAGATATGAAAAAATCAATGAAACGTTAGAAAACGGAGACAAGCGCATGACCAAAATTGAATACTTGTTGTATGCGGTAATGGCTGTCGTGCTTCTTGGCCCTGGCGTTGGTGCTGAGTTTTTCAAAAAGCTAATCGGTCTGTGATGTGCCAATTGGAACTGCGTTATTCGCGGCGACAACGGCTTTCCAGTTAGTCAAAGAAGGCTGTGCGCTTTACAAAGAAGTGAAGGGTGTAGCTGGCAACGTAAAGCAAATCTATGATGAAATTTCTGGGCAATTTGCTGGCAAGACGGTTACTAAGGAACAAGCTAAAAAGATTGAGGCTGAGAAAGCGCGTGTTCAAGAGGTAGCAAAGACTGACCCTGACCAAGTTATTTTCAAGATTGGTGACGAGCTTGGGAATATGTTTGATGCGTTTGACAGGCTTGAAGAACTTTTCTGGGAACAGGAGCGAGAAGCCAAAAAGGTTCAAGCGCCTGGCACTTCATTAAAGCGAATGGCTTTGAAGCGCATTATGGTGCGTCAGAAACTGTTGGCTATGCAAGTGGAATTGCGTGAACAGATGGTGTATCACAGCCCACCTGAATTGGGTGCGTTGTGGTCGCAGTTTGAGGAAATGCGTGAGCAAATAGAAGAAGAACAAAGGCTGGCGCGTGAGAAGCAGGCAAAAGAAGATGCGGCTTTGCTCAGAGAAAAAGAGCTGATGATGCGTGAGGTTGCAGAAAAGTCAATTGATGCTGGCGTTGCTTTGGTTGGTTTGATTTTTTTGGGATGGTTGTTGTGGCAAGTAAAAAACCAAGCGATTCAACGAGCGTCTTTTTGGCACACCTGATTGTGTTGGTTGTGCTGATTGTGGTGTTTGCTCTGTCTTTTATGGCCTATGTGGAAACGCTGTGGATGAAGACGGAAATCAAAAAAGAAGCCCGTGAACTGCGGAAATTGAAAGAAGAACTTAGAAAGGAAAAATGATGGATGAAACGCATAAACAAAAGTGGACCTATTTGATGGGTGTTACTTACATGGTGGTAAACATTGCCGACTTTGTATTGTTTCCTGTGATGTTCACCATTGTTCAATTCTGGGAAACACAAGCAGCCAATGATGCGTTTCGCCAATGGGTTCCGCTTACGTTAACAAATGGTGGTTTTATTCACATTGCGTTTGCCGCAATCTTGGGCATTTCTGCTTTTAACAAAGAAGAAAAAAAGCCTGATGCGTAATATTGCCGTTTTTGTTTTGGTCTTGGTTGGCGCGTTTTACGCTGGACACCATCAAGCCTATCTTGAACAGCAAGAGGAAATTAACCGCATTGTTGCTGAACGCGCAATCGAGGCGGCAAAGGCTGCTGACGAACTTCACAAGGACAAAGAAAATGCCAAACAAAAAATTAACCAGCTTCGCGCTGATGTTGCTGCTGGCGCTGTCAGGTTGTCAGTCCGTTCCAGTTGCTCTGCCACCACTGCCGCAGGAGATACAGAAGCGCGAACCGAACTTGACCCAAAGACTGCTGACGACCTTATCGCCATCACAGCAGACGGTGACCAAGCCATAATTGAATTGAATTCTTGTATTGACCTTTACAACAAGTTTACAAAATGAACCTTTCAGCGCACTTTACCCTTGAAGAAGCCACTTACAGCGAAACCGCTGTTCGTATGCACATTGACAACCAGCCAAGCGAAAAGCAGCTTCAAAACATGAAGATTGCCGCTGAACACCTTGAGTTGGTGCGTGAATTGTCTGGTCCTATGCGTGTAAATTCTTGGTTGCGTCTGCCAGCCGTGAATGAAGCTGTGGGCGGTTCAAAGATTTCTAGCCACATGGATGGTTGGGCTATTGACTGTTCATCGTCTACATACACGCCTTACGAGTTGTGCCAAATTGTTAAAAATGCTGGCATCAAGTTTGACCAGATGATTCACGAATATGGTCGCTGGATGCACATTTCGTTTGCGCCTGAAATGCGTCAGCAAGAGTTGACCATTTTTAAACCTGAAGGAAAGTACAAGCCTGGCATCCTGACAGAAGCCGAATACCACGCTTAATTGTCAAGCGCAACCATCAATGCGGCGACAAGCGCAAACACTCCAACAAAGAGTATTGCGCCGCCCAACAGGATGGCTGAAAGAACGGCAATATTATCCATGTCGATGCTCCTTTGCTTCGCCTAAAGTTTGAAAGTATTCGTCACACACCTTGCAATGCCAAAGCCTTTGTTCTTTGACCCTTGCAAGGCGTTCCTGACGACCCATCCAGCCTTCAATTACTCTTGAATCGCCCCGATAACTTGTCACGGATTCGAGATTTTGTGGCAATCTTTGATTGATTAAGTTCTTCATGTGTTTTCAGGAAATAGTCTAAAGACCCATTTTCTGATGAAATCCTTACCGTTTTCAATCCAACTTCACGCTGGCGGTAAGGTTTCTTTTGCACTTCTTGCTTGGGCCAAGGTGCGTTGGGGGCTAGAACCGTCTTGTATTTCGGTGATTCGTTCAAATTCTTCATCTTCTTCTTTTGTCCATTTAATGTTGTCATAGCCACTAGAAAACTTTGCTTGGTCTGTGGGCCGTTGTGCGTGTCCTTTTCCACCTGCGCTCATTGCTCCCTCGCTTTCAGCATTGCGTCTGCCATGCGATATGCCATCCAAGCCGCGCTATCAACTTCTCCACGATGCGCGTCTTGTTGGTCAATAATTGATTGCATCGCTTTGGCAGCAAAATAATCACGCAATGACATGCCGTTTGCAATCTCGCGGTGAGTTCCGATGTAATCCCATTCGCATGGAAACGCTGGTTCGTTCATTTGACCCCCTTTGGCATACCTGCCTTTGCATAAGTGTAAAACTGAGTTGGCTCAATCGAAACGCGCTTAGTCTTTGGAAAGTCGCTCAAAGGACTAGACTTAGTTGTTCCATCGCTTTCGCGTGTGGCTCGTGCCATCGTTCCGTACTTCACGCCATTTGCTTTTTGGGCGGCTTCTTTACGGATAGAAGAAATAAATTCTGGCATATACGTTTCAACGTATTTTGTGGAAAAAGCATTAACAGTCATCTAGCATCCAATCAATAAAAAGTCCAAATAGTACAAGGCTCATAGGAAACTCTCTTGCACTGGTTTGTAGCGCCATTCACGCTCTTGCCTACCGCTGTTTGATTTGACGGTTATTCCTGTTTGCTCGATGCAATCCATTTTCTCTAACTCACTTAAACGTCTTGCCACCTGGTTGCTTTGAAGCCCTGTGGCGTTGGCAATTCCATCCTTACCCATTGGCCCAAATCGTTGCAGGCAAGCCACAATGACTTCTTGGTGCATCTTGGCTACGTCTTTGATTGAATCAGCCGCTTGAAAGCTAGTGATTGCGTCTGTTGCTCTTGCTCGTATAAATTTAAACATATTGGTTCCTATGCAAATGGGTGGTTAGATACTCAAATGAGCTTGACGATGATGTGAAGGACAAAGCCAGACAACATCTAAAGGTCTTGAATAATCAGGGTGGTGTGCTTCTGCTACGTTTCCGCATACAAAACAAGGCTGTTTAAAAATCTTTCCTGATTTAAGCGCCCTAAACACTTTTGAGTGAGCGTTTTTTCTTTCAGGAAAAGTTTTTCTCCATTGTTCTTTTGAGTTTTTATGAACTCTAGACTTTTGCAAAATCTTGTCTTTTTCTTTTTTGCATGATTTGCAATAAGTTGCATATCCAGAAGATTTTGTTTTATCAACGTGAAAAAAGTCAAAACTTCTTATTTCGTTGCAACACGAGCATTTTTTCATGATGAACCTTTCATGAGTGAACCTGTTTAAAGTTAGCAAGGGGGAGGTTCAATCCCCCCTGTCCTCCGTCGAGTTAGCTAAAAATTATTGTATATCAGAAATTAATGTCTGAATCGTCTGATAAGCCATCGTTTGATTGCTTCTTTGGCGCAAACTTCTGTTCGCCTTCTTTTGGCTCAAAAAGGTATGCCCAACCTTCCCAACCGCCTTCAACCAATGGCATTTGGTCTAACTTTAGCATTGGTCCTTTTTTGGTTTCAATGACGCTGCCAATGCGCTGATAACGCACCTTTTCTTGACCGTCTTTTTGGTATGTGCCAGCTCGGACAGTTACTTCATAAATTGTTGCCATGTTTTTCTTTCAGGTGGTTAAAAATTTTTTCTAGTGTTGGTGCTGCAATTCTGCAAAATCCAACGGGTGTATGAGGATACCAATGCAAAACCCATAAGCTATCTGTGTCAATTGCTTCTTGCATTTCTTCTTTAGATAAAAACGCATCTTGCAAATCAAGATCAGTAATGTGTTGTTCAACGCTTATGTAATAGTTTTTATGCTCGTTGTGTTCAAGTGACAAGCCAGCTTCATGTTTAGGAAATTTCATTATTTCTTTCCTTATTTAGAATGTTCATCTGAAATTTGCTTTACGACCAAATCGTAAAACTTACGCGCTTCGTCAACCTTGAATTTTATTTTGTCTTCAAGTGTTTTGTCGCGTTTGTAGTTGAGCAACGTAACCCGAAGCTCTGGCGCAATATGCTCAACTTGATGCAATGCCTTGTTTTCAAACCCAACCAAGTGGTCAGGCGTGTTTACAAGGCAATATGCAATCTGTGCTTCATCCAAGTCCCAAAGCATCATGTAGCCACGAAGCTGCCATTCATAAGTCTTATTTTCACCTTCTGATGCTAGGCATGGGAACGTAGACAAAGACCAAGGCGACTTAATGTCAATTACGCGGTCAGCAACAATGTCTGCTTCGCCAGTTAGCCATTCGTTTGTTTTGCGCTCTGTGTTCTTTTTAAAGTCCGTGAACAGCACAGAGTTAAGCAACTCAATAGAACGGTCTTCAACAAGCAAACCCTTTTCGGTGTACTTGCTTGAGAAGTGTTCGTCATAGCCGTAAACAAACTCTTTTGCTTGCTTAATAATGGCTGTCTTGGCTCCAACCGACAAGGTTTCATCCTTGCCTTTTGGGTCTGTCATTATCTCAGCTAGTGAGCTGGCGCGAATTTTAAGCATTTGCAAGTGCCTCAATAACTTGTTTATCTTGTGCTGGCGTAAGTGTGAACGTATCGCGCAGCTTCTCGGTGGTGTACTGGCCTGCAAGAATCTTGTCAATTGCACCTTGCAAGCGTTTAGCGTCTAGCGTTGGTTTTTCTTCTTTAACAGGGCGTGAGGCTTTGTTGCCATCATCATCTTCTGGAGCAATGCCGCAAGCCGCCATCAAGCTGTATCGTCTGGCGTATGTCAGCGCAGAAGCGTAACCCTGTGGGTCTTTCTTGACCGCAGGAAAGTGAACAATGCCACATTCAAGCATCTCGCCTGATTCGTGAACAAAGACTGTTTCGCACATGATGCCATCGGCGCAGTCGTAATTCTTTTGAAGCAAGAAAATACCGTTGTTGTTAAGCGCGTCAATCACAGCTTCAACGCAAGCTGAAAGGTCAGCATACTTTGAGCGAAAGTGTGGATTGGTAGAAGTCTTGAGTGCAGGGCCAAAGGCTTTTTGTGCTTTGACCAAAGCTGATGCGATGTTTTTCATGTTTAACCCCAAAGTTGAGAGACTACGAATCCAGCGGCAAAAGCGCAGGCAATATAAACCCAGAATTCAGCTTGTGCTGCTGCGTCTGATTGGTGGCCTTCTAACCATTCCCAACGCTGACGGGCTTCAATAGCGTCATAAGTGTTTGGGTAGGCTTCTTGCATAGTGCGGGGGTAAGTGCGGGTGGTGTCGTTAAGTTTCATTTTGTTTCCTAAGTACCGTTTGCGTTGCGCTGCGGGATGTGTGTAATATAGCAAACTAGACAGCAAAAAACCAACAATCACAAAAATATTTTTCAATCTGTTGTTTTCTTGTCAATTTATCTATACACTTCAATCATGGACATTCAAACAATTATCAACAAGGTAGGCTCACAGAGTGAGCTTGCAAGGCTTCTTGGCGTTAGCCGTGGGGCTGTGTGGCTGTGGAAGCGTGATGGCATCCCACAGTCTCGCGTCTGGCAGCTTCAGGCGCTACATCCAAAACTTTTTAAGGAGCTCAAGTGAGCTATTCAGAAATTGAAATGAAGGTTGTGCAATGGGGTGAAGCCCGTGGCATTGTGCAAAACAGTACACCCGCTGCCCAAGCAATCAAGACGCAAGAAGAACTTGACGAACTAATTGACGCTATCCGCAACAACGACCGCGCTGCTATGGCTGATGCCTATGGCGACATTTTGGTGACGCTAATCATGGGCTGTGCTATTGCTGACTTGGACTTGGTAACGTGCTTTCAAGGCGCTTACAACGAAATAAAAGACCGCAAGGGTTATCTGAACGCTGACGGCTTGTTCATTAAAGAAGTGTGATACACTAAATTTTTAAATCGCTGGGGAGCGATAATCTAGTAAGCCCACAAGGGCAGTCTGCATCGTACTAGCGGTGTCTCCCCACGGCGCAAGCCGAGACTGTCCCTGTGGGCTTTTTTGCTGGGGAGCAAAATGAAGTACAGACGAGAATTACCTACTCAAGACAGGTTAAAACAACTCTTTGATTACAAAGATGGATTTTTGTTAAACAAAAAACAACGTGGCAAATCTAAAAAAGGCGAGCCAATTGGATTTGTTAACTTTTACGGATACAGGGTATCAAGAGTGGACATGGAAAAATTTTATGTTCATAGATTGATATGGGTATTTCATAACGGTTCATTGAATGACCTTGATGTTGACCACATTGATGGGAATCGTGATAACAACAAGATTGAAAATTTGAGACTTGTAAATAGTCAAAAAAACAATCAAAACATTAGGCAAGCCAGAAAAACAAATGCTCTTGGAGTTCTTGGCGTAAGCATGAAATTTGGAAAATTTTGCGCTCAGATTTCGTTTAACAGAAAAGTAAAACATCTTGGATTGTTTAATACGGTAGAAGAAGCACATCAAGCCTACCTTGAAGCAAAAAGAAAAATTCACGAAGGATGCTTGATATGAAACGCCCATCATTTCAGTTTTACCCAAGCGATTGGTTGCGTGACACTGCTTTGCGCTCTTGTTCAACAGGTGCGCGTGGTTTGTGGATGGACATGATTTGTTTCATGCACGAAGGTTCACCTTACGGACACTTAAAGGTTGGAGATAAGGTTATCCTTCCTTCGAACCTTGCCCGTATGGTTGGGGATAATGCAGAGGTTGTTGCTGATTGGCTTTTGGAGCTTTCACAGGCTGGTGTGTATGAAACAACTGACGAAGGTGTGATTTACTCAAAACGCATGATTCGTGATGAAAACCTACGCCAGATAAGGGCTGCGGGTGGTTCTAAGGGTGGAAACCCTGCCTTGATGGATAAGGGTAAGGTTAACCTTGAGGATAAGCAAAAACCAACCCCTTCATCTACATCTTCTTCTTCATCTACATCTAAAAAAGAAAAGGTCGCTGACGCTCTTGTTTTGCCAGATTGGATGCCATTGGAAACTTGGCAAGCGTTTTTGGCTATGCGAAAGAAAATGAAGCGCGTACCAACTGACCATGCTGTTGACCTGTTGATTAAAAAACTTGACCGTTTTCGTGCAAATGGTCAAAACATTCAGGCTGTTCTTGAGAAGTCAATTACAAGCAACTGGCAGGATGTTTTTGAAATTAACGAGCGCCAGACTTTTGCGAACAAATACGATGTAGCCCACATCACTACGCCACCACCGCCAAACCAAGACGCTGCGTTGCGAAAGATTGAGGAAGACAGCAAACGTGCTGTTAAGCCAAACGCAGAGATTCAGGCGCGAATCGCTGACTTGCTGAAAAACAACACACTATGAATTATTTGCAGGCAATCCAAATTCTTGACAAAACACGCGATGGAATGTCTTATAATCTAGACACAATCAACAAAGCACTTGAACTGACAGGCGACCTAGATGGATTTCAACCAAGTATTCGAGCAACAAGTGGAGCATCTGACAAAGATGGCTTTGCAGAAGGGCTGGATTGCTTACGCCAAGAAACGGGCGCAAGACTTGGAAGATGACCCGTCAGGTTTATGGGTTGGGTTGGTTGAAGCCGTAAGGCAACGAGTAAATGAACGTAAATGAAAGGCTATGAAATGGAACTCGATACAAGAATTGAAACAACACGCAAGCGCAGACACATTTATGTTGACGCGCATGATGGCGGTGTTTGGATAAACGTGGTGGTTGAAGCTGCCCGTTGCCACGTTACGCTGACCAAGGAACAGGCCAAAGACATGATTGCCGCTCTGATTCGCATTGTTGACGCAGAGGTGAAGCCATGAGCAATCAAATCAATACAAAGGCTTTGCAAGAAGCAATCCAAGCTCATAGCGATGAGCGTTTACAAAAAGATTTGCGTGAATGGCTTGTTTATACAGCGCCAATTGAAGTGCAAGACATTTGGAAACGTTACGTTGAAAAAGTTGAAGAAGAAGAAATCAAAGCAGCAAAGCAAGTTGTAATTTCAGCATGGTTTTTTGTTGGCGTTGTTGTTCTATTTGTTGTTTGGGCAACATTTGACGTTATTAGTGCTTCACATTCAATCAGGAGTTGCATCAAATGAACGAATACGAAGATGACGATTACGAAGATTGCTCATGGTGTAGCGGTTCTGGCGAGGGTATGTGGGATGGTTCAACTTGCCGCCATTGCCACGGGTCAGGCGTTGAGCCTGTTGAAAAAGAAGTGGATGACTGCTATGACATTGACTAATTGGCCTTTCCCACCAGCAACAGGCGCAGTTCCTTGGACTGCCAAACAAATCAAAGCGTATCAACAAGAGAAATTCGCACAACTGCCAGAGGCTCCGCTATGACCTTATCTGTAACTGATTCACGCTATCCGTACACATACAGCGCCGATTACATCCGTAGCCTTGTTGGTTATGAAAATATGTCACGAGGCGATGCGGCCCACATTGTGGGTCAGATTGCCGAAATTATTGGCATGGATGAAACAGAACTTAAAAAGAAAGTTGCTGACCGATACATTGAGGAGCAAAACGCATGAGTAAAGAAGCAATGAAGCTGGCTTTTGAATGGTATGACTCTGGCAATGAAGTGCATGAAGATTTTGTTGCAATGATTCAATCTGTAATAGCACTAGCCAAGCAAGAGCAGGGTGAGCCTGTGGCATGGAGATATAAACCTGTTCGTGAAGATAACCCAAGATGGGAATACACGACACAACACCCTTTGGACATGGGTGATGGCTATCTTCGCCCATCATTGGTTGAGTATTGCAAGTGTATTGAACCTTTGTACACAACAGAAAAGCCAAAACTAATGCTTGAAAAGTTTCGTGAAATGAAAGACTTACTTGACGAACCCAAGCAAGAGCAGGGTGAGCCTGTGGCGTTAAAGGTATATCGCGGTGAACTTTGCTACAAGTCACAAACTGACGACCAATCATTTGGAATGTGGTGTCCTGTAACTCAAGATTTGCCATTCCCAGAAGGAACAAAGTTCTACACCACACCACAACAACGCAAGCCGCTGACATACGAACAATTCAAAGCCAAGGTAGATGAAGTGTTTGGCTTTGTCGTTGGACTTGGTGGATATGAAGACGCAATCCGCGCTCTTTACGAAGCCGCACACGGCATTAAGGAGTAACACATGAGCAAAGATGACATGATTTCAATGCTTCGTGGCGTTGGATGCGATGAAAACACAATCACGGCTATGTCAAACGCTTACGACTTAGGTGTTGAATGGGCAAAAGAAAGTCTCATTGCCTTGCCTGTTGTGACTTTGCCTTTGGAGACTAAATGAGATATGCCGCTAGGGTCGATGCTACGCAGGAGCAAATCGTTTCTGCTTTACGCGCTGCTGGTGCTTACGTCTGGATTATTGGCTTGCCAGTGGACTTATTGGTTGGCTATGGCGGCGTAACTTACTTGGTTGAGGTTAAGAGCGGCCCTAAAAAGGCTTTAACGAAGCTACAACAGGACTTTTTTGCAAAATGGGTTGGTGGTAGGTTGGAACGAATTGAAGGGCCAGAACAGGCGCTTCGCATGATTGGAGTGATATGACTATTGAAAAAACTTTGAAACAGCGTCAGAAGACACATGGCGACTTTGCAACACACGCAGCAATCAGCCAAAAACTAAAGGCTGTGCTTTGGGAGCATGATTTCCAAGAACTTGATGCAGACCAGATTGAGGCTTTGGAAATGATTTGCCACAAGATTGCCCGTGTGCTTAACGGCAACCCAAATCACCACGACCATTGGCACGACATTGCAGGCTACGCAACTTTGGTTGGTGACAGGCTCAAATGAAATACGACCTTGACAGTCCAGGGCAAGCCACAACGCTAATGCAAAACCTGTGGCCCAAGGTCAAAGCGGCATTGGCGGCAGGGCGTAAGCTGACGCTAGAAGTCAAAGACGCAAGCAAAAGCCGTGAGCAAGAGGAAAAGTATCACGCCATCATTGGCGAAATTGCCAAGCAATCAAGCCATTTGGGGTCTAAATGGGATGCTGAAAGTTGGAAACGCCTGCTTGTGTGGCAATTTTGCAAAGATAAACAGATTGATGCTGGAAAGATTGTGCCAAGCCTTGATATGACAGGCGTGGTGCAACTTGGGCAACAAACCCGCAAATTCACCAAAGAACAGGCAAGCGATTTTGTTGAGTTTTTGCTTGCTTGGTGCGCTGAAAACGGCATAGAACTGAAAGAAACAATATGAAACAAGATGAAATCATTGAGATGGCAAACAAAGCATACGCAATTGATGACGGAAAACCACTTCATCCATCTGCGCTTTTTCATCTTGAAATATTTGCCAAGCTGGTAGCAGCTAAAGAACGTGAGGCGTGTGCTAATTTATGCGAGAACATGGCGCTTTATACGGGTGTTGATTGTGCTGACGCAATCCGAGCAAGAGGTGAAGCGTGAAAAAACAATGTAAGCGCCGTGTGTGGTCAACAAACATCAACCCAGTAGCTCATGCCATCGCTGGAGCTTGCGTCACTGATTCAGGCTCATTGAATGAGCTTCGGGTTGGTGAACTTCGCTCATTGGAAGCCATGAAGACGGGTGAAGCTGGTGTTCAAGAATGGCAAATCCTCGTGGACATGATGAACATTGCTGAAACAATGGGCAGGAATGGCATTGGCCCCGAAGTCTTGGAGCATTGCGAGATTGCCAATGAAGCCCTGTATCGCGCTGCCAAACGATACCAAGCCACAAAATCAATGGGTTTGACAGGTGAAGGTCTGAAAGCATTGGGTGACATCATGGAATACCATGACCTCCAAAGAACCAGTGTCTCAAGGGCCAAGTACCAACAGATGATTGAGAAGACCCGTAACTACCTAAAGTCGCATGGCAAGTATGTGACGCACATTGAATAGGACAAGACATGACAGACGAAACAATTGAATTAAAAGAAGGTAGCGCAAGCGCACCTGTTGAAATCATCATTTCAGAACCAAAACCAAAAGGATGGTTGGCTTTTTATCGTTCAAGTCATCTTGTGTCTTGGAACGTCATATACCCAAGTGACTATACAAACAGAAATTGGCTTGCTTGTCCATCGCCTTTGTTTGAAACAAGGGATGATGCAATCCGAGAAGTTCAGAAATACGCAGCAAGCTCGGGTGGTGAAGCTAGATTGATATTGGTGACGCTATGACACAAGATGAAATCATTAAGATAGCTAAACAAGCGGGGTTTTTTGAAGACTGTGGTGACTGTCAAGGTATGTGGGCGGCAAACAACAAGCAACTTGAAGCCTTTGCCAAACTGGTAGCAGCTAAAGAGCGTGAGGCGTGTGTACGCAGGGCGCATATTGCGCTTCTTGGTACGCTTGAATCAACGGCGGGCCGTGTCATACACGCAATCCAAACAAGAGGTGAAGCATGATGATTCCCAAGTTCAACTACTTCAGAAGCAAGAAGCATCTTCAAAACGTAGCAAGCCTACCTTGCCAAAACTGCTACATAGAAGGCGAAACCCAAGCCGCCCACAGCAATTGGGCTGAACACGGCAAAGGCAGGGGAATCAAGGCAAGTGACGAATACACAGCCGCTTTGTGTCAAAAATGCCACACAGAACTAGACCAAGGCGCAAGGCTTAACAAAGAACAGCGCAGAATGTTGTGGCAAATGGCCTATCAAAAGACCGTTGCACAGCTAAAAGGCCAAGGCAAATGGCCTGACGAGCTTAACCGTGAGCTTTAGAAGCTGGCATTTTCTCGTGGCGCTTCAGTTCTTTTTCCAAAGCCGCAATGCGCTTCATTTCGTTGCGATGCTCTTTGACGGGTTCATAATGACCTGTTGGGGTCTTTTTAGATTTCATGTCGCCAGAGACTTTAAAATTGGTAGCCATAGGATTTCCTGTTAAAATTGCATTGACATTGTGCCACCAACGGCATAAAGTTACCAAACAACTTCCTAAAGGAAAAATCATGGGTAAGATGGATTCAAACAAAGGCATCCCTAGCACTACTGGCGCTAAAGCACCAATGGGCGCAACTTCTTCTGACCGTAGCGGCGAGCGCAGCGGTATGCTCAAAGGCGGCGTGGCTATGGGCAAAGAAGACGCAGTGGGCGCTGACAAGAAGTTCGACACTGGTCGCACTGCTGGCATCTGCTACGTTAAAGAAAAAGCAGCTTACCGCTAAAAAGCGAAGCCCAAGCAGTTGAGAAGGAACTGCAAGGGCTTCTAAACAAGGCAAATAAGGAGATTCGCCATGTCTGTTAAGAATTGTAAGGCTTGTGACCACTTCTGTGATAGTGGGCAAGCGATTGGAACTTGTCGGCGTTTTCCGTTGTTCCAAACCCGTTCACCAAATGAATGGTGCGGTGAGTTCACGCCTGTGCCTTACTCAGAGCCTGTGCCTGATATGTTGGCATTGCCTGTGCGTGAAATGACGGAAGACAAGCCCAAACGCAAATACACCAAGAAGGTGGCGGCATGAACATCAAGCCATTGCGCGACAAAATCATTGTCAAACCTGAACAACGCTTTAAGTCTGAAGTGTTGGATTTGAGCAAGGTGGAAGGCTACCCAACGACAGGCCATGTGGTCGCCTTGGGTGACGAAGCAGAGCGCCAAGGACTAAAAATGGGCGATAAAGTCCACTTTGGTACGGTGGCAAACACAGCCAAAGACGAATACTTGAAGTTTGAGCCGCTTAAGTTGGGCGATGACCAATGCTTGAAAATGTCATGGATGGATGTGTGTTTTGTTGAAGAAGTTGAATAATGTTCTACGTCTACAAGCATTTGCATCCAATCACCAAAGAAACTTTCTATGTTGGAAAGGGAAGCGGAAATCGTGCCTTTTTCAAGCATCATAGAAACAAGCATTGGAACAACAAAGTCCAGTGTTACGGTGGTTTTGATGTTGTGTTTATAGCAAAAGACATTGAAGAAGAATTGGCCTTCTTGGTCGAAATGGAAGCAATTGACTTTTACAAGCGTCTTGGTTGCAAGCTGGCAAACATCACAAATGGTGGTGAAGGTGCTTCTGGAATGTCACATTCTGTGGAAACAAAGAAAAAGATTGCCGATAAAGCTACTGGTCGCCCTGGTCAATTTAGGGCTGAACACGTTACAGACGCAATGCGTAAAAGTGTTGCTGAAGCAAACAAGAAGCGTGTAGACACTGAGAAAATGAAAGAAAAGCGCACTTTCAAAGGAAAATCACACAGCGAAGAACACAAAGCTAATATGAGCAAAATTCTTACAGGGCGTGTTTTTTCTGAAGAAACCAAGCAAAAAATGCGTGAAGCGCAACAAAAGCGATTTAAAAACAATCCAATTAGTGCTGAAACAAAAGAGAAAATGAGCAAGGCTCATTGCAAAGCATGATAGTCAAAGAGAACATTTACACGCTGGCGCTAGCTTACGGCATAGCCAAGAAGCAGTTGGAGTTCTACAAAAAGAACGGCAACCGCTACTATGTCAGCTTGTATAAAGGCATCGTGTATTCGTTTGAGGAACGGTTTAAGAACCTGAATGAAGACATTGACCTGTTGGCTTACTTTGGTGAAACTAATGCTTAACTGTGATAACTGGTAAATACAAATGACAGACATAACCGAAACCCAAGAAAAGCGCCCTGTTGGTCGCCCGTCACTATACGACCCTGCTTATTGCGATAAGGTCGTTGAATTGGGTCGCATTGGTAAGTCTGTTGAGCAAATCGCAGCTATCCTGAACGTTTCATTAAGAACAATGTATTCATGGCGTGATGCACATGAAGATTTTTTGCACGCCTTGGATGATGCGAAGACTTATGAGCAAGCATGGTGGGAAGAACAAGCCGCTGCTTACATGGTTGAGAACAAGGAAAGTGACCGCCTAAACGCATCGTTGTGGTCGCGTTCAATGGCTGCACGATTCCCAAAGAAGTACCGTGAAAGCACAAAGACTGAGATTACGGGTGCTGATGGTGCGCCTTTGCTTTCAGGCATTAACGTGACGTTTGTGAAGCCAGCAGAAGAATAATTCCCTGATAGCTCAGTTGGTAGATAGCGTCTGACTGTTAATCAGAAGGTCCGTGGTTCGAACCCACGTCAGAGAGCCAATTAAGGAAAAAATGTCAGAAGTCAACACCGCCATTGCTAATGCACAGTTTCCCATCAAGCTGCAATGCTTGTTTGAGAAGTCACGCTATAAAGTTTTGTACGGTGGTCGCGGTGGCGCTAAGTCTTGGGGTGTGGCAAGGGCGTTGCTGATTAAAGCCGCCAAAGACCAATTGCGTATTCTGTGCGCCCGTGAGTTTCAGACTTCAATCAAGGATTCAGTCCACAAGCTGTTGTGCGACCAGATTGAATCACTAGGGTTAGGCTCGTTCTACGAAATAACTCAAACAAGCATCCGTGGCAAGAATGGGTCAGAGTTCAGCTTTGTTGGCTTGAAGAACAACGTGGCAAACGTCAAGTCTTATGAAGGCGTGGACATTTGTTGGGTTGAGGAAGCGCAGACAACCAGCCGTTTGAGCTGGAACGTGCTTATCCCAACCATCCGCAAGCCAAACTCTGAGATTTGGATTACGTTCAACCCTGAGTTGGAATCAGACGAGACTTATCAGCGGTTCGTGCTTCACCCGCCTGATGACTGCATCGTGGTCAAGATTAACTGGTCAGACAACCCTTGGTTTCCTGACACGCTACGGCTTGAGAAAGACCAGCTAAAGAACCGTGACCCGCAAGCCTACAACGTGGTTTGGGAAGGCTTGTGCCGCCAAACAGTTGATGGCGCTGTGTTTGCCAAAGAAATGCAAGTGGCTGAGTTGGATGGGCGCATCACAAAGGTCAACTACGACCCCACAAAGCCTGTTCACGCCATCTTTGATTTGGGTTGGTCTGACGCTACCGCCATTTGGTTTTTGCAGTTTGTGGGCATGGAAACACGCATCATTCGTTACATTGAAGGCAACCAGCAGACAATGAGCGAGTATCTGGCAAAGATGCAAACGTTTGGATATATCTATGACACGCTTTGGCTACCGCATGACGCTGAGAATAAGACTTTGGCTGGCAATGGTCGCAGCATTGAAGAAATTGTCAGGGCTGCTGGCTACAAAACCAAAATCATTGGCAAAACCCCTATCTTGGACAGTATCAACGCTGCCAGAACCATCTTCAGAAACTGCTGGTTTGACCGTGACAATTGCCACGAAGGATTGCAGTGCTTGCGTCACTACCGTTACG